GCTAAAGACAGTCCAATTTATGCTGACAAGTTTTTCTTCGAACCGCATTCAATGCTACAATTAGATAAAAATTTTCAATATAATTATTTCAAATGACATATAAACTATCAAACGACCCGTATGTAACAGCCGCAACAATGCCACCTTTTGCTAAATTAGGGCAGGTTTTTACTTCTGAAGAAATAAATCGCATGTGTGCATACTTTACTAGCAAAGGTACCGAGTTAGGACAAATAGGTAAAGCAACAGGTGATACAACAGATATGGAGTTGCGTAAGTCAGGAATTAAAATGCATGAATATAATGCTGACACTAGCTGGATTTTTGAAAGATTAAATAATGCAATATCCGATGGTAACAGTCATTTTTTTAGATTTAATATTGTAGGGTATGACTACTTGCAATACACAGAATACAATGCACCAGATGAACGTTATGGTTATCATACTGATATGCCATACGGGCCTAACCATAGTTTAGAAAAACACTTAATGCGAAAACTTTCATTCAGTTTAATACTAAACGACCCAACAGAATACGATGGCGGCCAATTTGAGTTTATGATTGAATCTAATAAACCTTGGGCTATACAACAAAATAAAGGAGATCTGATCATATTTCCTAGCTGGTTACTACATGAAGTTACACCAGTTACACGCGGCATAAGAAAAAGTTTAGTTGGGTGGGTATTAGGACCTAAATTTGTATGATAAAAAGATTCTCACTTTACCATAGTGATTTATTTGTTATAGAAAATATCGGAACAGACGAGCAAGTTGATGCATTAGTTAAACAAATTGCCGCCGAAAAGAAAACTACGCCGTCAGACGAATTTACAAATCGAGGTTGTTGGCGTAGTACAAAGTGGTGGGACGATGTCGATTGGCTTTGCCAAGCAGTTTGTACTTTAGCCGAAACTGCATCAGCTTACTATAAAGAAATAGATTCTAATTTTGAGCCCGGATCTAAATTTAAATTAGGTATGTGGACTAATGTTAATGATCCTGGCAGTAAGAATGTTCTGCATAATCACACAAGAGATGTCTTTGCCGCATGTTATTATATACAAGCAGAAGATACCGGCGATTTAAGATTAGTCAACGGAAGTAATTTAACACAAGATTTAAATCCATCAGCACCATTTAGTAGAGATTTTAGATTCACTCCAAAAAATCGTACACTAGTACTATGGCCTAGCTGGGTTCCTCACGAAGTAGAAACCAATTTAAGCAACAAACAACGTATCAATATTGCGTTTAACATAAATTTTAACACCATTAGTTGACTTCTATAAATAAACTGCACTATAATTATAGTGCTTTTTTAAGGAGAAAGTAAGATGGAAACAATCCTTCAATACACAAATGGATTCAAATATTTGTGGATGATAGGCTTTATAATGATATCTGCTGGACTAGCTAAGGAATATAACCTGTTCGCCCCAGCCTATGCATATATAAAGAACACGTTCCGTTCTAACAAGTTTGTTATTGTAATTCTAAGTGCGATAGGCGGTATATTGCCTATTGAAGGACGAGTTACGGTTTCGGCCGGTCTGTTAGATACCGTTGCTCCAAAGGACGGCCCTGGCCGTGAAAAGATGGGTATAGTTGATTACCTAGCAACACACCACTATTATCTGTGGTCACCGCTAGAAAAAACTGTTATTCTTCCGATTGCGGCATTTGGATTGTCTTATGTAGCGTGGTTAGGAATCGTAGCGCCGTTACTAATTGTAACATTTGCATTTGTGACTTTGTACATTTATTACCAAGTTAAAGATGAAGACGTAGCAATTACACCCGGTAATTTCAAAATAAGCACAGTAATACGCAACGTGCTACCTATGTTTGCGGCGATTGCCGCCTATATATGGGCAGGTGGCGAAAGTTACATTATTCCAATTTTTGGATCGTTAGCTTTGTATTATGTATTCATTACACAACAATGGAACATTTCAAAACTATTCAATTACATTAAATGGGATACTATTTTAACAGTCGCAGTTGTAATTATTGTTGGTAATTATTTTAAATCACACAGTACTGAGTTACTTGCGTTCGTTAAAGATTCTGCGGGAGATCCGCATACCTTTACCGGAATGGCATTAATCAGCATTGTTAGTTTTGGAGTAATTTTATTATTAGGTAGCAGTAGTAAGTTTGCGGCGCTAGCTGTATTACAAGCTCAACTGTTCGGAGTAGAATATTTCTTATGGTTTTTTACTATAGAATATGCCGCATACCTATTAAGCCCAAGCCACAAGTGCGTAGCGATTGGTAATCGTTATTTTGGAACTAAACTAACAACATATTATGGAGCCCTGTTAACATGGGTTGCATTAATGTTATTGTTTGTTGGTACAACAACATTCTTGTTTTAAGGAATTATATGAAAAAGATTTTATTAGTATTATCGTTAGCATTTGCTAGTACAGCATTTGCCGGCGTATTCGACGGTGCTACCGGAAGTATCGGTAGCGAGTTAGAATACACAAAACCAAACGGTAACGGTGTAAGTAATACATCATTCCAGTTAAGTCCTGGTATTAACTTTTCAAAAGATAATCGCTTTTTAGGATTAGATAAAATTGAATTGTTATTCGAAGGTGGCCAAGACGACGCATGGCATAATGGTTCTAAAGGCAACAACACTGATACACAAATCGGTTTACGTATTCGTAGAAACTTTGATATCGGTTATGGCTTTAGTGGCTATATGCGGGGAGCAGTTGGTCGAACTATGTCAAATTCGACCAATCAAAATTGGGCTTACTACGAACCAGGATTAAAATATACATTCACACCTGAGTGGAGTTTTACAACTGCGTATCGTGTAGTTCGTGATGTTGACGGTCAATCGGCTATTGATGGAACAAGTACAAGTATTAATAAATTACGTTTAGGCCCTAACTGGGCAGTAACAAAACAAGATACAATCGAGTTACGTTATGTACGTGAATTTAATGCAGGTAGCAGTAGTTTCTTAAATTGGGAAACTAAAGGTTACCAAGCAAATGCTTATGTATTTGAATATAGTCACAAGTTTTAAATTAGGTCAACTAAATCAAAGACTGTTTGAAGTTTAGTTCTTATAGTCTTTGAACTAAAACTGTTGCGGAGCCCCTGGTGTAAAGGCTTAGGGGCTCTGTCTATTGTGGCCCATGCCCATGCGATATGTTCATCGCTTAATTCAGGTATAAATTCTTTATCAATTACACACAAATATGTATGGAAATTAAATATCTTGTCGTTACTAACAAATGTTTCTAGTGGAATTGTTTTAATAATTTTAGGACAATCGCCAATTTCTTCGTTAATTTCGCGTTGTAAACCCTGCCATGGAGTTTCTCCAGTAATATTTGTCCCACCTACTAATCCCCAGGTGCCTTCGTGTTTACCGTGAGCTTTTTGCAATAATAAGAATCGTCGTGTAGACTTAGCGTAGAACAATGCTCCGCTACATACAATTGATTCTGTTACAGTTCTATTCTCCATTGGCCTATCTTATATATTCCGTCAAAGCTCTTATTCCACGAAACCCCGTTCCATAGATACTGAACTCCAGTGTATATATTCGTTTGCCATACCATGGTATCTGGATACTGGCTAGCACTAAAAATTACATTCCATTGACTACCAGTCCATTCTATAATATCGTTTGCTTTAGCTATTAGTTCTCCGCTAGTAGTACCTTCCCATGCTTCTGCACCGTCAGTTCCATTTAGACTGCTACCAATATCTTCGACTAATAAAAATCTTGTGCCTACAGACGGAGTTGTTACAGTTCCTTGATTTGTTGGATCTAAGGGATTATATGTTTGTGGATTGATAATAGCATCTATAGTACCAGTACTGTTTGGCCTGTAACTACTAGATGCATTGTAACTAGGATTATTATCTAAATGTCCTTGACTATCAATACCTGTATTAGAGACTAGTGTATCTGGATTCCAATTAACACGAAGTATACTACTATCTACAGGGTCTACAGCAATAAATCCTACTATTTGAGATCCATCTGGTTGAGTAAGATATATTCTACTAGATCCTGCAATATATTTTCCGGGATAAACATCAAAAACATTGACCCAATCGATAGATCCACCGACTTTAGCAGGTGCCGGATCTATTGTAGGTTCTCTAGGATCAGTCGTTGCGCCTGCTTCTAATAAAATCACAGTACTGGCATATACTTCTATTTTATAATTTTTAATAGTAGTAACAACTACATCAATAAAATCACTCATACTAGTAGTTTCTGCTATTGGATCAATACCTAGTCCTTCTATATAAGTTCCACTAGTTGCAGTATTACCATTAATTCCAGTAATAATTTTTGTAATAACACCAAGATGTTTAACTTTAACTGGAGGATTAATCCAGATTGGAGTTTTTAATGTTAATGTTGCAACTTCATTAGGCGTATCAGTACCAACCGGTACTTGTCTACTAGACCAATTAATATCAGTAAGATCTAATACGCTTAAACTTGTCCAATCGATATAGTTATCTGTGGTTTGTAATTCCAAACTTGGATTAAACAATACTAAAATTTGTTCAAGGATTTGTAATTTTTGTTCTGTACTAGAACTCCAAATATCCACTTTAAATGTTAGATCAAAAGGAGTCGGCATTAAACGCTCAATGGTATAATTTTTCCCCTGATCATGATTATATATACCGGTGGTAGGATCTATCCCTCTTTCTCTAATATGTACTTTTCCAACAAAAGATTGATCGCTCACTCTATCGCGAGCAAGAGCTAAACTAGTAATATAAACAGCAATACGTGGTACACTATTAACTTTATTTTCGCTATTTTGTCTAATGATACTTGCTACTTGTCTATCAGGATCTCCATACATTACTGGTATTCTGTGTAGTGTTCCATCTCCGTATTTGACCACAAAGTTACTAAACACACGAACAACTTGCGTGATGTAGCGTCTTATTTGTCCATCATAAAAAAATTGCATTAGAAATCCGCCTTAGGTCTTAGTGCTTTAGAAATACTTTGTCTTTCAGATTCGCGTGTATTGTATAGTATTACAGTCCACGTTCCAGTAAATGGTATAACTTGTTGGCCGCTAGAATCATCAAGTATCTGTCCTTGCATAGCTGTTCCGGCATTGCCGCCATCCTCTATAG